TACCATTCCTACCGGATCAGCAGAAGATAGTGAAACTCCAATATTAAATTCGAAAGTATTTGAATTTGACGGCAATAGAATACTTCCTATCAAAAATAAGAAGATATGGATAAAAGATAACAGAGCTATAGTAGAAACTAACTTAAATGGTATAGTAGCAGGCTCAATAACTGAATGTACAATATAAAAACATTAACTTAATATATTTATATAAAAGAATAAAATTATGGGATATTTAAATAACTCCGTCGTAACAGTCGACGCAATCTTAACAAAGAAAGGAAGAGAGCTCTTAGCAAGAGGAGATGGCTCTTTCAAAATTACTCAATTTGCCCTTTCGGACGATGAAATTGATTATACACTATATAATACATCTCATCCATCTGGATCGGCGTTTTACGGCGAGGCTATAGAAAATATGCCTTTGCTAGAAGCTTTCCCTGATGAAAATCAGATAATGAAATATAAGCTTTCAACACTGCCTAGAGGTACGTCAAAACTTCCTCTACTTGAAGCAGGGTATGCAGCGATTACATTAAAACAAGGAGCATCTCTTGCAATTACTCCTCAAACGCTGAATTATTTAGGAGCTACTTCAACTTTTGAAGCAGGCGGATATACAGCAACTATTGCTGATGTGAGAGTATTAGCTAACTTTACAGGTGTTGGAATTAACACGGAGGAAGCAGAAAGATTAAATAGTACTACAACTATAGGTACTAACGTTTCTAAAACTGTAATAGGTACTTCAGTTAACCTAACTGCAACAACAGTTAACACCTTATTTGGAACTAGAACTCAACTACAGACAACAGTAACGTTAATAGGTAGAGATTCTGGAGCTAGAGTAACTATACCTTTAACTATAATAAAAGTAAATAATTAATTATGTCATTTAAAAGATTAGACCAAGAAGATATAGTAATAAGCGCGGACTCAATAACAGCACCAGCATGGTCTGACAACCAGACTAACCTTACTACTTTTTTTACATCATCTGCACAAGCTTCTAGAACTAGTGGAGATTACTACTATAACGTATATAAAGATAATTTTGCACAAACAAGCTCAGCTGATATACAGTTTTCACTCGCATACGGTGAGGTAAACGGAAGTGGATCACTTCCTTTTAATCCAGCAGTAGCAGGATATGCACCATCACAGGTAGTATATAAGCAATTTAGAAACCTAATAAACGGCACAGAAGAAACAGACCTATCTTTTGGAGGAACCACAGTTGGATCGATATATGCAATTTCAGTAGAAAGAGCAAGATTCAAAGAAAAACTTTTACCTGGGTCCCTTTTACTAACCCTATCTAGCTCGGCTGGTGAAATGAAAGTAACTGATAACAGCAATTACGTATCTACTATAACTTTTGGAGATGCAGGTAGAGAATATGAATTAGTCAGTGCTAGTAGTGCCGGTGTAAGAGTTACTACTAATAGTGGATTAGATGGAGTAAATGGATTTAATATAGCATCTGGTTCATACGGTAAATTCTTACCAGATATCGGAGTAATACTTCTTAATGGAGATGCTTTAGATCTAGCACCTGTGAGTGGTGGTCTAAGTATGGGAACGTCTACCTCTGTTGGGAGTAATAGTGCTAATATTGGAAAGATATATAACCTTATAGACAATGGAGGAAGCTTTACATTAAGATCTGAAGAAACGGTTTCTTCTAATTATATTTTTGTAAGAGCAAGAAATAGCGAGTTTAACTATTCTACTAACCCATCTAATATTACAGGATCAGGAGAATTGAGACATAATGTAATGATTGACTCACCTCAAGGGTATATCACTTCAGTAGGTCTTTACAATGATAATAACGATCTTTTAGGTATTGCAAAATTATCTAGACCTCTACTAAAGGACTTTACAAAAGAAGCATTAATTAGAGTGAAGCTTGATTATTAATGAATGGGAGCTTGGAAAAATTTAAATCAACAGGACGTATACATTACATCGTATACTGCTAAAAAAAGTTGGAGTGTTGAAAGCGGCAGTCTAAACAGACAAGGTATACGTCATTACCAAGCAGTTACAAGCTCTACATCCGAATATTACCCACAAAACTCAGATCTATTTGGAGGACCAACAAGTGGTTCTTCTGACGGTAAGTACCATAAGCAATTAGTATATAATAGTTTAGCACAACTTTATTTCAGACCTTACACTAGCGGTTCAGGTTTACTTGAGCAATCAAGTAGTTATGAAACTTATTTAGAATCTAGTCTTAATACAGGTTCAAGATCATTAGGAGATAGAGCTACAGTCTTTTCTATTCCAAGAGATAAATTTGGTACACATATTGAGCCCGGTTCTTTAACATTTGGAGAAGATGTACTGTATGTATCTGGGGCGTATAATAATCCTGGATATGTAGCAGAACAGTTTAAACTGTATGATGATGGAGAAGGAGCATTAAGAGCGAACAGCACCTCAGGGTCAATAAAAGGAAGTATCGTATACTCTCATGGACAGCTTATACTAACTAGTAGAGAACAAAGCATTAGCTATGATGACATACCAAATCAGGAAATCAACTGGAAATCAAACCTACCTATTTATACATATAACTACACTGTTAGGTTAGCCGATAGTGAATTTAATTTTACCCAGAATCCTTCTGCTCTTACAGGCAGTGATAATACATTAAAAAATAATGTTACTGGTTCTGAATTTCAACCATATATCACAACGGTTGGATTATATAATGATAGTAATGAATTAATAGCAGTAGGAAAATTAGGTAAACCATTACCTAAATCAAGAAATACAGAAACAACAATACAAATAAAATTAGATATTTAAAATGGCTATAACTTTAAGAAACATAAAAGGAATAGAACTTAGCTACTTCGAATTAGATACAAACTTTACAGAGTTTTATTATTCTAGCTCTATAGACGGACATATTCTAAACCTTAATAAATTTGGAACCGGAAGCTTTACCCCAACTACTCATTCATTAACTATAGCAACAGGATCGACCTTAACTTTATATTCAGAATCTGGTTCAACAGGGACCGTGTCTGGAAGCTTAACAGTTACAGGAACATTAACAACAAATGAGTTAGTGACTAATATAGTAAGTTCATCAATTACTCTTACAACAGGTAGTAACATATTTGGAGATGAGAGCACAGATAAACACGAATTCACAGGTTCAATAGAAACATCAGGATCAGTAAAATTAGGTGATTCCACTTCTACTAACCACTACGTAACAGGTTCTTTTAATGTTTCAGGTAGTGTAGGCGTAAACGGTAATAGTATTAATACAGGAAGTTTAACACTTACTAACACCGGTAGCACTACTTTTACAGTTGAAGACGGGTATATAGTATTAACAGAAGTTTCTGAAAGTTTAAATTTCCCATCAGATGCATCTGCTTCAGCAGCAGGAGTACCTCTAGGAGGACTATACAGAAACGGAAATGCAATTTATATAAGAACAACATAAAATGTCTTTAACCTATTCACATCTTTCCGGATCAATAGTAGTATTAGGGTCTATAACTGCATCTGGAGGATTTAGCGGGAGTGTAACAGTAGATGAAACATCTATAAATCATAATAATTTAAACAATTATGAATCTACTAGACACATAGATCATTCTGCTGTCTCTATAAATGCCGGATTAGGATTAACAGGAGGAGGAACAATACAGTCAGACAGAAGTTTAGCTTTAGACGGTACAAGCGGGTACTTTACTAGCAGTGTACAAACAGTTATAAGTTCAAATAATTTTGCCACAACATCGTCATTACAAAATCTAATTGATCAAACAGGCTCCTACGCAACCACAGGTTCTAATATATTCTCCGGATCACAAAACATAACAGGATCTTTAATACTAACAGGTAGTGCCGACATAGACGGAGATATAAATGCCACCGGAGATATTACAGCATACTATTCTTCTGATGAAAGACTTAAAGAAAACATTACCCGTATACAAAGTCCATCAACTAAAATAAAGTTAATACATGGAGTAGAGTTTGATTGGGTTCCTAAGAAAGGCATTCATAATAACAAAGGACGTGATGTAGGAGTAATAGCTCAAGATATAGAAAAAATATTACCGGAAATTGTTATCACTAAAAAAAATGGTTATAAAGCAGTTAATTATGAAAAATTAGTTGCTCTTCTTATAGAAGTAAATAAAGACCTTTTAGAAAGAGTTGAAGAATTAGAACGAAAAAAGTTGTAAGACTACTATTTTTTTCTTATATTATAAAAAAGAACTGTTATGTATATAGAAATAGAAAACTTTCTATCTAAAAAAGATTGCAAATATTTAATCAGCTTAATAGATAATAAACACGTAAGATCCACAGTAGCGGGACCAGAAGATAAGCAATCTGTAGAATCCGATTTTAGAACTTCATCTACATCTACATTACCTACAGACGATACTACTATTATAAAAATAAAAAAGAAAATAGCAAACTATCTTGATATAGATATATCTAAAGGAGAAGATATACAAGGACAGTTATACGAACCAGGGCAATACTTTAAACCTCATCATGACTACTTTTCAGGAGACTCTTATACAAATCACTGTCTCTCTTCAGGTAACAGAACTAACACACTAATGATCTTTCTGAATGATGATATGGAAGGGGGAGCGACAGCTTTTCCAAATATTAATAAAAAAGTAAAACCTAAAACAGGTAAGGCAGTCGTATGGGACGACATGGTGAATGGTGAATACCAACCTGATACACTACACGAAGGGCAAGAAGTTATAAGCGGTAAAAAATACATAATCACTTCTTGGTGGAGAGAAAATGAATGGAACCCAGCTGAAGATTCAAGACTAGCTGTTGAACATTGGAAGAATTTAGAGAGTGAACGAGAGGGTAAAATAACTTTCAACCGTAAAGAAGACCTACCTAAACTTACTGAAGCAGGATTTAAAGTAGTACAGTGTCCTCAAGAAGCGTGGGGTATAATACAAGATGCTTATAGACTGCTAATGTTAAACCCACAACCAGAACAGGGAGTAGGTAGAGATATAATAGACGGCGGGGAGGTACCTACAGAGATGATGTCGTTCGATAATCTAACTAGTATTAGAGAATTATTACTAGAAAAGCTCAAACCAATACACCAAGAATTTTGCGGGGGACTAGACATAGAACCAGCAGCACTTTATGGAATTAGGTCATATAACAAAGGAGCAACTTTAGTAAACCATACGGATAGAATACAAACTCACCATGTATCAAGTATTATAATAGTAGATAAAGATCTTGACTGCGGGTGTAACCAAACAAAAGGAGTACCTAACGACTGGCCGTTAGAGTTTCATGACCATAACGGTGAAGTACATCAACTTTATGCCGAAATAGGAGATATTATTTTGTACGAATCTGCTACATGCCTACACGGTAGACCTACTCCGTTTAAAGGTAACTGGTATAGAAATTTTTATACCCACTACAAATTATCCGACTACGTATTTGAATCTAAATAGATATGGAATACATAGTAGTAAGTACAAGCAAGTGTAAGTACCAAGAATGGCAAATTAGACTGCTATACTGGTCACTCAAAAAAACCAACCAAGAAGGTAAGCTTATACTTCTTTTATCCGACGACATTAACCACGCCGGAGAAACCACAGACTTTAATTTTGACCCCTCTATAGAAATACACGAACTACCTGACTGGGCAAAAGAATGGGAGATTAAAGAAGGAGAATGGTGGGGCGGTATACCAAACAAATACGAAGCTATAAAATGGCTAACAGTAAACAGGCCCTTCAAACCAGACGATAGAATATTATTTCTTGACCCAGATATGATATTTTTAGAATCTATAGAACTGCATCCTAAAGATAATCAAATTATAGCCCAAGAATGGGTTGGTGCATATCCAGATAGAAAAGCCTTTATGTATCCATTTGCTCTAAAGTTTTCTACATTAGAAACTTTCATAGACACCTATAAGGAAAAGTGTATAGAGTATAGAAGGGAAACTAAAGAATGGATTTCTGAGATGTATGGATTAGATGATGCTGCTTCTTTTCATAATATAGATATTGAATATAGAGAAGATTTAGGTAGATGTACTTTATGGAATAAAGATAGCTCTTCGAACCTATCTACTATTTTACATTTCCCAAATGCTATTGAATCAATAGAAAAAGAAAAAATATTTTTTAAACAAGACTATACTACTAAACCAGATCAAAAGATAGAATCTTTTAAAGCTAGAAATTTTACTGATAGTTTATTACTTTCCAATGTAGATCAAGAAAGAACTAACTACAGATACTATACTGATTTTCACGATAAAGATTTATTTAAGTTCTATACAGGAGAGGACGGTTACGTTTTATATGAAAAATGGCCGGGAGGATTTAATAATATAAGAATGTCTTTTGAGTTGGCTGTATGTATAGCTTTTATTCTAAATAGAACCCTAGTTTTATCACCAAGACAGAGTTACTACTTACTGGAAGGAGAGTGTAATATAGAAGATTTCTTTGAAATAAAAGATTTAGGTATTAAATATTTAGAATATTCAGAATTTCAAAAATTAGAAAATATAGATCTCGATCATGAAGAAGTAAAAGAGATATGTAAAGTTTTTGATCAAAAAACAGATAGTGTAGTCTATAACTTTGAGAAGGTTATACCGCCTAGTAAGTTTTTGAAAGGTAGAGAATATAAGAACATTATAGAAGAAATTGACAATAAGTACGTATACTTTCACAGAAATTTACTTGGTAACTTCTATCAAATACTCTACACAAAACAATCTGAAAAACTTAAAACACTAATTACTAGACATGTAAAATATAGAAATAAAATATTCGACATTGGGTGGTTATTCGTAAATAGGTTAGAGGATAAGTCATACTATAGTGTTCATGTTAGAAGGAATGATTTTCAATATGAAGATTTACATATACCTTGTCAACAGCTATATGAAAATTTAAAAAAAGAAGTACCTCTAGGAAGTAAGCTGTACATTGCAACAGATCATAATGATGAAAGTTTTTTTGATTTACTTAAAGAAAATTATGAAGTATTATTTTTTAAAGACGTAGTAGCAGACTATCCTTATTTAGACTATGATGAAAACTGGATACCTATTTTTGAACAATTAATTTGTACAAGGGCAATAAAGTTTATTGGAACTGATCTTTCAACACTTTCTTCTTACATATATAGAATGAGAGGGTATATGAAAGATATTCAAAATAAAAATTATTACATTACAACAAAAGAGCATAACAAGGATAGCGACATCTACTTTGACTCAGCAGTTTCAGTAAACGGTGGATGGGCAAGAGAGTTTAGAAATGTTTGGGAGATAGACACGACTAAAGTATTTGTATCGATAGCTAGTTATTGTGATGGTGAAATTTTTAACACTCTTAAAAACCTATACAAATATTGCTCTAATACAGATAGAATTACTGTTTGTGTAAATCTACAAGATACAGAAGAAGTATACGAAAAATTAAAAAGTCTTAATTACCCAAACTTAAATATTATTTTTACAAAAAAAGAAGATGCTTTAGGAGTAGTAGTAGCTAGAAATAAGATTAAAGACCAAGTAACGAACGAACCATATTTCCTACAGATTGATTCACATTCAAGGTTTAAAAAAGATTGGAATATAATACTAATCAATCAGTACAATTCTCTAGAAGAACCTAAAGTAATATTAACATGTTATCCAAATGAGTACCACGTACCTGATGATGAAGAAAAATATCTTGAACTAGAATATAATGCACCACTAAAAATTAAAAGATTTCAACAACCAGAGTCCCCTGTGGATAATAGATGTAGGGCAACCAATTACGGCTCTCATGAAGAGCTTACACCTTTCAATGCTCAATGGTGCGGTGCAGGTTTTTTATTTACTAGATCTGAATGGCTAAAAGAAGTTAGAATACCGAACAACATACGATTTACAGGTGAAGAAGATTTTCAAACTTTTATAAGTTTTCTAAAAGGTTGGAACTTACGTACATTAACAGAAGCAGTTGTTTGGCATAATTACAACTACAAAGAATCAGTCAATGATGAACCATACAGAGAACATAATAATACATACCTTATAGATGATAATTCGGTAGAGCTTTTAAACGAAGCATTATTTAAAAAGGGGTATGAAAGATCGATAGAAGAATTAGAAGCGTATTTCAACATTACACTTAAAAAGCCTTCTACTACAAAAACTATATTCATAGCATTAACTAGCTTTATAGACAGTGACTTAAGAAATACTATTAAAAGCTGTATTAACCAGGCTAAGAACCCAGAAAGGTTGTCCTTTGGAATTATTCTTCAGTATAATAATGATAAAGAGACTAACGAAAGATGTATTGATGATCTTATAGACAAGTATAATATAAAGATTGAGAAATACTGGTATGAAGAATCTAATGGAGGTTGTTGGGCAAGAAATTTAGTTTCTAAGTTTTACAGTAATGAAGACTATTCACTTCAGATAGACTGTCATACTAGAATGGCTAAAGATTGGGATGAACATTTAATTAATGAGCACAAATCAATAGACAGTAAAAATATCATTTCTTATTTATCACCAGGATTTTCACATGACGAAGACACAGGCTTAGATTATAGTTTCCATAACATCAACAATAGAGACGTTCTTAACATACCAACTATAACAGAAATAACTAGTGAATACTGGCCAAAATTTCAAGGATATACAAATGAAATATCTACTAATTATAATAATAGAGAGGTTAGTATACTGTACTGCGGGTTTATTTTTGGACAAGGTAAATGGATAATAGATATAAAAAATGACCCAGAGCACTACTATACCGGTGAAGAGTTTATGTTATCGTTGAGAGCTTACACTAAGGGTTACAATATTTATCAACCTACCAAAGCTTATTCCTGGCATAGAAATAATCCAAAACATATTCACCATCATGGAGTATTTGAGGACCACGATAAAAGACATAAACACGCTATGGGAAGATTAAAGAAACTTATTGAAGGAGAAGATTTAGGAGAATATGGTTTAGGTAATGTTAGAAGTATAGAAGAGTATGAAAAATTCGCAAAAATAAATTTAAAAGAAAGACGTGTATATACTTAGTGCATATTTAGGACATAACGCATCAATGACGGTCGCTAAAGACGGAGATATATTAGAAGTTGTAGAATTCGAAAGAATTACTAATGTAAAAAACGGAGGTTGTTTAGCTCAAATAGGAGTTAAAAATCCTAAAATAATTATGACTTTGGTTAAAGATTACTTAAAAGAAAAGTACTCTATTAAGCATTTTGATTTATTATTACTCAACCACCTCTGTATAACAATGCTTAGAAAGCACCACTTTACCAGTACAAAACAACTTTTAAGATTCTTCGACTCAGATAGATATGAACTAGTACATCACCAACATGGTCATATGGCTTGTGCATTCTACCAGTCAGATTTCCAATATTCAAAAGGTGTAAGCTTTGACGGAGGAGGAAGCGATGGTAATTTTAATGTTTTTGAATGCCATAGGGATACTGGAATAAAACAAATTGACCAAATACAAAACCATACGATAGGTATGAGACTTTCTGAATTAGGACAGTACACAAAGTCTATTAGAAGAGAAAGAGATTTTTGGACAGATGGAGGTTTAGTATACCCTGGAAAGATTATGGGATTATCATCATACGGTAATGTTAGAGAAGAATGGTTAGAAGCATTTAGAGAATTCTACACAGGAGTATACCATGCAACAGAAGGAGACGGACTTAATGCTAACTACATTAAACTTAAAAAAGCATTAGACCTCCCAGATGAATACGAAGGTCAGTTAGAGTATGATTTAGTAGCAACCTCACAAAGAATGTTTGAAATAAAGTTTGATGATTTAGTAGGAAAACATTATCAAGGAGAACAAAACTTTATTATAACAGGAGGAAGCGCACTCAACATTCTTAATAACCAAAGGGTAAGAAAGCACACAAACGTTTTTGTTCCTCCGAATCCAAATGATGCAGGATTAAGTCTTGGATTTATGTTAGATTACTTAAAACCAAAAAAAGCATTCGATGGTACTTTTGCTGGACCTGAAGTTTGGGATAAACATATGCTATCAGAGTACGTAGACAAGTATAATGGAGTGCCTTTAAATATAGATAATCTAGTAACAAAATTTATTGACGGTAAAATAATCGGAGTAGTAAGAGGAAGATCGGAATTAGGTCCAAGAGCATTAGGACATAGAAGCATACTCTGTCATGCAGCTGTACCTAATATGAAAGATATACTTAATAAAAAAGTAAAAAATAGAGAACCATTTAGACCGTTTGCCCCTGTATGTAGAGAAGATGATGCCGGTAAATTTTTTCAAATAACAGGGCCTTGTAAGTGGATGAGTTTTTGCCCTCCAGTAAAGCAAGAGTATCAAGAAGCCCTTAAGTCTATAACTCATGTTGACGGAACTGCAAGACTACAAACTGTAGATGGAAGAAATCCAAGCTTCATGTACTATTTACTAACTAGATTTCAAGAATATAACCAATACCCAGTTTTATTGAATACATCTTTTAACATAGCAGGTAAACCTATTCTTAACTCCTATAAAGATGCTATATGGATGTTAGAGAATACTGAAATGGATGCTCTAGTGTTAGATGACTATTTAATAGAAAAAAAATAATGGATAATTACTTTCTTTTCGGACTACAGAGGACCGGTACCAACTATATTAACCAGTTAATAAGAGAGAATCTTTACTGTAGGTATATTAATTCTTGTCCGCATACAATAGCACTATGGAAGCACAGTATAACTTGCCCTACTAATAATATAGAGAACATACCCACAATAGTAATACATAAAAATCCTTACTTATGGGTAGAATCTCTATGCTTTAGAACGAAAATGGATTGGTGCTTTACACAAAAAGGATTTGAAGCATCAGAAGGACCGGAAGAACTTATGGCAGGTTCCTCTAATAACTCTTTAAATATTAAAATTTTATGTCAAGCATATAAAAAATGGTACGAATCTTGGGTCGCTCCTAAACATAAAAATATTTATATTATAAAATATGAGGAACTTCTAATGAAAGAAACAAGAGAGGCTCATCTTAAAGTTATTTCTCAAATATTAAAACCAAATAAACAAAAGAGCATCTATGAAGATATACCTATGGGGGAGGTATTTTTAAGTCAAGATTTCGATCAAAAAAAATTAGAAAGGTACAGAAAAAACGAAACACTATATTTAACCCCTAATCATAAGAAAATCATAACAGAAACTATAACCAGGGGTATTTTAAATAGTCTAGGTTATCAACTACAGAATTAAATTAATTTAAAATAATAATATGTTAAAAAAGATTAAACTAATATACGATTGGAGTTATTTTCTCCCACCAAATCAAGATTACTCAGTACACAAAGGGACCTGTCTAGCTCACCAGCTTGATGAACTAACAGATATACATGAAGAATATGGTCTTGGAGAAACATACACCTCTGAAAATACTGTAATAAGACAATTATGGTATGATAATACTATGGTAGATTTTAACGATCTAGGCAACCAGTTAAACATGGAAGTAATTACTGTATCGTCTATTTTACAACCTCCTGGTAATACAATAGCTCTTCACAGAGATACTTTTTTTCAAATTAATAAAAGATTCCCAGACGATAAGAGATTAAAAGTAAGAGCAAACATCTATCTTGAAGATTGGAAAGTAGGACATATGATTCAGTATCAAGATATAAATGATCTAAATACATGGAAAACATCAGACAATTGGAAAGCAGGAGAAGGATATTTATGGTCATCAAAACCATTACACTTATCAGCTAATGCTGGTATGAAAGATAAGTTCACTTTACAAGTGTCTGGTTTTTATACAGGATAAAAATGTGGTTACATAAAGGAAAAGTTATAGAGAGCATAGAAGATATGCCAAAAGACACTTATGGTTTTATATATGAAGTTATTCATAATCCAACCGGTGATAAGTACCTAGGTAAAAAAGTTCTTCAATTTAATAGAAAATTGCCTCCACTCAAAGGTCAAAAAAGAAAAAGAAAAGTAGTTAAAGAATCTGATTGGAAAACTTATTATGGTTCACATCAAACTATCAAACAGCTATTAAAAGAAGGTAAACAAGAAGAGTTTTCTAGGGAAATCATACAATTCGTACCTACAAAAAAGCTTTTAACGTATTTTGAGTGTAAATACCTATTTATAAAAGAGGTACTAGAGCATGGAGAATATATCAACGACAATATATTAGCCAAGTTTTACCGAAAAGATTTTAACTATGAAACTAAGTCAGATAATACTTAAAGAAGAGAAAAACTGCGGATGTGGACAAACACCTTGTATCACATATGGGGTTAATGAAGAAAAGAATTACTCTAGATCAAGATTAATGAAATTAGCTAATGCTATGGGACCAGAAGCATTTACTGACGCTATCATAGATATGAAAGATGAAAATGTTCAAGATATGATTCTTGATGAATTAGGCTTTTATGAAGATGATAAAGGCCAATTGTTTACCGATAAAAAATAAATTATGATTAAATTAAGAGAGGTAATAGGATACCCATCATTACAGTACCACTTAGACAATGGTCTCTCATTACATGAGCATGTCTACCGTTATAACTCTGAAGCATTTATACAATTATTTGCTGAAGCAAGAGAAGCCGTTAGAAACGGTGATATTGAGTTAAACGAGGTAGATCAAGAGTTATTAGAGACTACTGATATTGGAGAGTATGCAGAATACAATGGAATGAGAGTTCCTTTAGATTTACCTATGGTATCCCCTAATTATAATCCTCTTTTTGAAATCGGCTGTTTAATTGATGAAATGATTGAGAACGATGAATTGATAGATGAAGCTACATCAATAGATGAAATGATTGATTTTGATCAAATAAAAGAGTTAGTAGAGTCTATAGGAGGAACAATCAATATGAACAAATTAAGAAAAGCTGTTAGTCTTCAAAACGAAACTTTCGATTATAACGGCTTTGAAATGCTAAAAGCATCAGTTGATTATATTCCAGAAGCTGAATATAGAGGAAAAAAAGTTGCACTTAACAAACCTAAAAGAGGTGGTAGTAAAAAATTCTACGTTTACGTTAAGTCAAAGAAAGGTAATGTGAAAAAAGTATCTTTTGGTGATACAGGTCTTTCAGTTAAATTAAAACAAAGAGGTGCAAGAGCATCTTTTGCTGCAAGACATAAATGTGCTCAAAAGAAAGATAAAACAAAAGCAGGTTATTGGTCTTGTAATATAGGCCGATATTGGAAATCACTTGGTGGCGGTTCTAACTTTTCAGGTTACTGGTAGGATGGAATTACCATGGCCACAGTTTAGAAATCAAAGACATATTCGTATTTTAACAGAAAATGAGCAAATGCGTCAATATAGATTTTATCTTGAAGCTCTAGCTGAACAAAACTATAGACAAAATAAAGGACCGGTACAAAGACAATTAAGATTACAAATAACAGGATTTCTATTACAGGAAGATTTATTTTTAATACAACAGGAAAACGGTTCAGGAATTTATATAACAGAATATGCCTAATTTACCGATATCGCAGCTATCACAGTCTACCGCTCT